TCGAGAGCCTTACGGGTGATCATGTCAATGGTCAAAATACTGTTAGACATGATAAATTCCTTGTAAAAAAGTCAAAGTTTTAGCGGTTCTGCGCTTCCCACTTTTTCATCTGTCGTTTGCGTTCGGCTTCAATCCACTCTGATGCGTTCATGGTCTTTACAGACCTTGGATCAGTAGTGTCATAAGCCGACACTCCAGCGGAGCGTGCGGTGACAGGTGAAATCGGCGCTGGCGCAGATGTTGTTTTCTTTATTGGAGGTGATGAGGCCAATTTGGCTTCAATTTTTCCAATTTCCTTCGCCTGACTCAAGGGCGACATGCGTGAGATGCGATCTGCTTCTTTAGGATTTGAGCCAAGGTAGTACGCTAACTCAGGCCCCACATCCGAAGACTGGATCGTTTCTGCCATCACGTTTGTAATCGGAAGTTTAGGGTTGTAGGCGACTTGTTCAAAGTCGTCGTACTTAGTCCTGGCTTCTTCTTCCAAGTCGTGATAACTCTCAAGAACTTGCGACTGCTGTTTAGCCGCTTCACGTTTGGCGAGCAGTTCTTCGGCTTTCTGGTATGCCAATGCTTCCGCATAGGCTTCAGGGCTTTCAAACTGATCAACGGATGCGGTTGGTGCAGCCTTTACGATTTGCGTTTCCGCAGACCGATTTGCTTGCTCTCTTTCCCACTTACGTTGCTCTCTTGCGAGGCGTTTGCCGATGGCAGCGTCAAGTTCCTCTTGCGAGAATGACTTGGCAGGCTGTTGCTCAGCTACTTCCGGCGTACTTTCAACAACTTCAGGTGTGGCCGTCACATCCGTGGTTGGCGCGGAGTCTACTTCCGCTAGGGCTTGGACTTCTTCAGTCATTTCTGAATCCTAAGATTCCTCGGTCTACTGGGCCGATACAGTTGTTTTAATCTTACACCAGATTACTCTGGTTGTGCAACTTCTGCCCAAGGCAATGCAGGTTCAGCGGCTTTTTGTGCCAACTGGCGTTGAATTTGATCAGCTACTTGCGCTTCACCTTCGTCTTTAAGCAGTTTTGTGACTGATTCTTCTTCACCCATCTTGCCCCGCAAAGTAATTACTTGGGGTGCAAAACACCAGTCAAGCACTTGTTGTTCAGTCAATTGCTCGTAGGGTGTAAAAGTATCGCCACGAACTAAACTGCGAGTGTAAGCAGCGGAAGCGGTGTTGTCGCCATCAGTGCCTGTAACTGTCAGGTCAACAGTGACAATTAAATTGTCTTCAGCAACTTGAACCTTGTTTACTGTCCATTTGTATTCCATGATCTATTTCCTTTAATTAAGATGCCGCAAAGTATGTGACGCTGAATGTAATTGTTCCACCACTAACCCATGACTCAGATATTACTGTTCCCGCAGTATCAACAAGATAAAAACCAGCTCCATTCATGTTTCCAGCTTTTGCGTTTGAAGTAAGTGCGGTGTCATTAGAAACAACGCCACAACTAAAATCTGCCGCAACGCCACTGGCATAAGGTAGTGATTTAACAAAATTCTGCCCTGCTCCAGCGGTGCTTACTGTATCAATCACAATGGTTGCCGTAGCAGTTACCATTTTTCCAATACGAACAAAAGTGCCTGTTTGTGATGTGTAGGTAATTGTTGGTGTACCAGACAAACGATCTAAAACTGGCGTAAATGTGCCTTCTTCATACCAATCCAAAACTTGAGCATTTGCAGACACTGGGCCATTTGGAAAAAATATCTGCGGAACTTGCATCTGCCGCCCGTAATAAACGCCATAGTCAATTCGAGTGACCGCAAGATCAGAGGATGCGTTGTATGTTGGAAATACGTCAGCAGTGGGCGTGTATGTGCCGCCACCATAATAATGATTTTGCCAATGATCTGTTTGACTTACGCCAGATGCGCCTGGGTATATGTATTCAATGTTTTTTTGCTGATTGTTTTCAGCGTAATAATCAATGAAAGTGTTGTCACGAGATACACCACTTATTTTTACGCCCCATCCGCAAGAAGAACAATCAAAATCTTGAAATGTGTTTACTGTTGCAACATTACTAGAACTGCCATCAATAAACAAGCCAATTCCGTTTGTAGTACCACCATTTGGGCTTGCAGTTGGCCCGCAAGCATTGTTTAAAACAAATTGTGTAAAGTCGTTAGCCGCTACAAAACCATTTGGGCCTAAATGCAATGCAATAGTTACCGCACTAATTCCAATATTGGTATAACTTGCACCATAGGAATCAATAATTTGAATTCCTTCATCACATTGTTTAATCCAAATGTTGTCCATCATCAAGCCGCCATTGCGGATGCGAACAGCTTTAGCAGTCAAAGGCACACTTAAAATTAAACCTTGCAGTCTTGAGAATCTTGAAAGTTGCGGTGCGCCATTAACTGTGTCAATACAAACCAAAGTGCTTGGGTCTTGAGCAATATCTAAGGTTGCACCACTATCACCACGCAGTGTCGAAAAACTGCGGATCATTGTCACTTTTGATGGCAATGTAAATGCGTTGAAATAATAAGTGTCAAAGTTTGGTGGAAACTCTAAACAATACACATTAGCAGTGTTTAAAGCTGCCAACAATGCCGCAGTGTTAGACGCACGTTTTGTATTGTCATTTGGCACGATACCGACATCAAGCGCATTAACGCAGATGCCAGTAATCATTGAATAAGAAACTTTTGTAAGTGCCATTTTTAGTCCTTACACTGTATATTGAATCGTAATATAAACACCTTGACCATTAGCCAAAGGTGTTGTTTGGTCATAATACCAAGTAGATAAAGTAGAAGACCCTGCTGCAAGCCAAACAGACAATGATTTAAATGAAGCAGTTTGCATTCCACAACCAGTAAAATATGGAATATTAGTTGGTGATCCAGCAGTAAAAGGAAGTCCTGCAATGTCAATTTGACCTGTACCAGTACCAATGTTTGTGATAGTCACACGGGCTGTTGCAGTGACTGTACGACCAATTCTTGTATAAATTCCCGCTACTGTTCCAACCAATACAAATACGCCAGAACCAGGAGTCGGAACTGGTGTCCAAGTACCTTCTTCATACCCGTTCAGCAACTGGCTTGTCATGCCCGCTGCGGGGGTGTTGGCAGTGAAGTTGTATCCTGTTGCGGCAGTACCTTGCACAATACCATTTGAGGTTTGGGTGCGTCCTGCCGTTAAATTAGCTACAGAAACTTTAACAGTTGAGCTACTTTGGACTATAGGCAATACTTCTGTGCCAGCAAGCGGTGTGGTTGCGCTAGTTAAAGCTGAGATTTTTTTATCTGCCATGATTTAATCCAATCAGTTAAACATTACTTCAATGAGTGAAGTGAGAGGTGGTGCTTCTGAAAACGTAAGCGTTGTTCCGCTAACAGTATATGTATTCTTATTTTGATATACACCATTGATATATACAAACGTGTAGTTTTCACCAAAAGACGCAGCGCTTAAAGTGAACGCAGTTGTTACGCCGTTACCCGTAAAGTTTTGTACTTGATACGAAGCTGCACCAATACCAGAAACATTGTCATACGTTGCAATCAAAACATCATTTGAGTCTTTTAAAACAAACTTGTAAGATGCTGATGTAATCCAAATTTCGCCGCTGTCAGGTACACGACCGGCGGCATCTAGCACAACAGGGTTTGTACGAGCAACATTTCCCGCAGAAGTTGTGTAGCTAGGCAACGGAGTGGTTGTACCAGCCGCATAGGTATACAACTTACCGCCGGTTAAAACAGCGCCGGTATTGGTAAAAAACTGGGCCGCTACACCGCCCACGGGAGAAAGGTATACAACGGCCATTTAGGTCACTCCAAAAGAATTTGCCCACCGTCCTCTTGGACGAGGTTGTCGCCAGATTCGGTAAGAAGGTTGCCGACCAATGCACCACTGTCTAGCGTGCCTGAAAACAGAGACACAATCCCGCCAAGGCCAAGACCTAGTGCGTTGCGAAGGGCGACACCAAAGCTCATTGCTTATTGATTGGCTTGCAATAAATTGCGCCATCATCCGTAATACGAATGGCACTTACGCGGAAAGGGGCGCCAGTGCCCATAGCCACGTAAAACGGAATCGGTGTAAATGCGGGGATTGGGGTACTGGCAGTTGTGGCCACAGCAGCAGGGCCAACTTCCACATAGCAAGGAGTTGTTGACCAAATCACCACGCCTTCGGGGCCGGGGTTCCAGTCAGCAGTGTTGCCAGCAGTGCCGGTGTATGAAGCAGTGCGACCGGGATAGTCAGCTTTTGACAGTGGGTTTAAAAGTTCCAAAATGTTCTCCTTACGCCAAGAAGCGAAGTTTGTATAAAGTCCGGAGATATATCTCAACGATATTATCTATCAATTGTTGCAATGCTGTATCAGTTTTGTCGCAGATTTCGTATCTGCCTTCTTCAATTTGCTTGAGCGAGTCTTCTAAGAATTCAATAATGTTAGTCGTTTTCTTGGCGGAATGCAAAGTGATAGGGCCAACTAGACCATATCGGCCTTGATAGGTTTCAGCAAAATCGTCAGCCGCGCCAATAATGCGGTCATAAAAAATGTTTAGCGCTGTGTGCTTACTAAAACTGCGGGTGTTCCAGTGAACACTGTGCGCTACGTCTCTTGCCAAAAACAGCAAGCCTAAAAAATCAGCAGCTTTCATTGCGGCATCCCCATTTGTTGTTCAGGTGGCATCATTTGTTGTTGAGGTTGTGCATATTCAGCACTCTCAGGCATCATTTCGTTAGGTTCACGGCCAGGCATTTCGCCTACCAGATCGCCAGATGTGATCATGCCATGCACTGTGCCCATAACAATGTCTTGAATCTGCTCTGGCGACATAGAAGCCTGCACGGCGGACAAACGCTTGGTTTCAGCATCATAAGCCTTAACCTGAGCCTCAAAATCCTTGCGTTCCATGTCTTGCATCTCAATAGATTTGCCAACATTGGTGATCATCTGGTGCATTTGCTCCATCTCAGCGCCCATAGCCTGAATCTGTTGCTGTGCAGCTTGCAAAGCTGGGTCTTCGTTGCCGTCCGCCAAGAATTTGGGGTCAATCGTCTTGGCAAAGCGTTTAGACATTTCCTGTGCGCCTGGCCAGTCCATGTTCTTGACAAACAAGTCACCGGCCACGGTCCACAGTTGGGGATTACCTTGTAATAACTGAGCCATAGCTTCGAGCGCTTCTTGGCGCTTGGTTGCATAGCCTGGGCCTGTGGTGGCAACCACATCGTACTTGCCGACGCCTGGGTTATAAATCTTTTCAATGACAATTCCTTGTTCATTGACAATTTTGTTAACGGGTTGAGGCTGGTCAGGGTTAATCTTAACCATCTTAGTCTCGCCATCTTCGCCGATGATACGAGCAATACGCTGTGTGTCATAAATTTTAGGGATCAAGTCCACTAATTGACGGGCCACATGGCGCACGGCACGGGTCAGGTTATCCCCGTAATGGTAAGTACCTACGTCGCCTTCGCGCTGGCGGGCCAAGATGGCTTTTCCAGAGCGCTCATTGGAACCCATGCCTAAACTGGCGTTATATTGGCCGGTTGTAGACTTAATGTCCTCAGATGCGCCTGCTTTGGCCTGCAACAGCCCGCTGGAGGCCATTGGTGGCTGTGCCCGCTGGGGTAGTGGCAATACAGCGCCTTGGCCGTCTGTAACGTCAGGATTTACTTCGAGGTAAGGCCAGTTATTTGTGTTGGCGGTTTTCCACTTGTCTTCGTAACCTTCAAATTGGCCACCATAACCAATAAATGGCGCTTTTGGCGCCAAGGCCAGCATCTCGGCTTCTTGTGAAACCCAATAGTTGTACATGCGCTGGGCATCCTTGGCGTTTCGCACCAAGCCAGACACATACAACCGGCCATCTACCTCAAATTCATTACCAACAACACGAATCACAGGAATCCATTTGCCTGCCCATTCTTTTGCTTCAAGGATTTCGTAACCGTTGATCTTGCAATACTTGACCCGTGGGCGCTCAGACATGCGTTTGTTAACGGGCTTGCCAAAATGCTCTTTAAGCATCTTGTCTTCAGGCGTGCCTTCAAAAGCAGTTTGGTTGCCTGGGTACAAATTTAGCGTTGTCTTGTCGTACTCAATGTAGTAGTAACCCGCAATCCGCACTGTGTCTTCATTAAGCCAGTTGCTGATCGACTGGTCACCCACACCAAGCGATTGCAATGTTGAGATAGGCGCAGCATCAGGGTACTGGCGCTCATATTCTGCTTTGGTCAGGTCTTCGGTAATAAAACACCACTTGGCATCAGCGCCAGTTGGGTCTTGGATCAGCGGATCCATGTAGACCGAAAAACTGTTGCGCACACGGCCAATCTTGATGTCTTGATCAAACGTGTTTTCGTCACAATACTCGGTCATCAGGGTGATGTAACCCTCGCCGTAGGATACTTGGTTTTCGCAGGCTGTATCGTATGCCACGTCAGCGTCAGAAATGTACTCGATGTGACGAATCATGCCGTTGAAAATGTCGGCCACTTCCACGTCAGCGTCGTCATCGACTGGGATGACCCGTGCGCCTGGGCGGTTCTGACGCATGTCATTCGTCACTTGACGAACGTGTTGCGGCAGTTTGTTGATTGTAAGCGTTGGGCGTGCGTTGATGGTCTGACCTTGCACCGCGCCACGGGTGGCTAGCACGTCAGCAGGCCACTGCCAGTGATTGTCAGGCGATCCGGCATAAAACCGCAAGTCGTCCATCTCGTCTTCACGGCTTTCAGCCAACGAAGCCACGGCCATGTCCAACCGCGAGCGAGCTGTGGTCAGGATGTCCGAGTCAGACTTAGGTGGTTTGCCGCCAGCAGCCACGTTGGCTACAGCGACCATTCCTGTTTGGTCAGCCATTATTTAATCTTGTTAAGGACTTTATTTACCGTTGCTTTAACATTGTTGCCAGATGGAATTGTGGCGTGACAATTAGCAGTAGGCGAATATGTTTCTTTGTTGCGTGAAGGCATACCAGCGCCGGACATTTTAGGTTCACGGCTATTTAACTGGGCGATGGGGGCAAGAGCTTTGCTCATTTCTTTCCTTTAGATGCAGGTTTGGATTGTACAGCGCGCTTAACAGAATATGCAATGGCCACAGCTTGTTTGACTGGTTTGCCTGCGGCCATTTCGGCTTTCACGTTTTTGCGAAATGCTTCTGGTGATTTAGATTTAACAAGTGGCATCACTTCCCCTTTTTAGCCGTTTTGGCTGAGTCTTTGAAGTCTTTGGCGGTAGGCGCTGCTTTGCTGCCAACTTTGTTCATCTTCTCGCCAGAACCGGCTTTGATACGAGCCTGTTTTGCGTGAATGTTGGCATAAAGTCCAGGTTTAGTAGCCATTTAACTTCCCATCCATGATGTTGTTACTACACTTCTGTCACTGTACGTGCGGCGCTGTGTAGATTCGCGCGCTTCACGGTGGGCCACGGGGAATGCAAAGGTCACGCAGATCGCGTCAGCCGCGTCTGGTGATGCCAAGCCCCGTGCTTTCATGTCTTTTTTCGACTCTAAAAATATTGTACCCTTAGAGTCGGGTTTCATCATAGGTGAAATTAGATCAGTTTTAAGAAATCTGTCAAGCGGTATTGATGCCGTCTTGAGCCAATCTTTCATCTTGCCCCACATTTCAGCCCTTTTGTT